AAGCGCTCAGCAGCACATCGAGATGATCGCGCGCATCTTTGCCGAGACAGGCATGAAGCAGCTCTATCGCATCGTGTTACACTTAATCACGACGCATCAGGATCAGCCGCGCATGGTGCGCCTGTCGAACGAGTTCATCCCGATCGATCCGCGTGCTTGGAACGCCAATATGGACGTTTCGATCAACGTCGCACTTGGCCGCGGTACGGACACTGAGCGCATGATGATGCTACGTCAGATCGCGGAGATGCAGAAAGAGGCCATGGCGACCATGGGCCCGATAAACCCGCTGACCGACATGCAGAAGCTGTCGAATACGCTGAAGGCGATGACAGAGCTCGCGGGCTTCAAGGACGTGTCTCAGTTCTGGTCAGATCCGGCGCAGTTCCAGCCTCCGCCCCAGCAGGACAAGCCGGACATCAACGAGCAGTTGATCGCGGTGCAAATCCAGCAGATCCAAGCCGACATCCAGAAGAAGGCGGCCGAGCTGCAACTTGGACGCGAGAAGATGATGATGGAAGACGACCGCAAGCGCGACGAGCTCGAGGCCGAGCTGTACGTCAAGGCGGAGGAGATGCAGGCCAAGTACGGCACGCAGCTTAACGTCGAAAAGATACGCGGCGAGATGGCGATTAATCGCGAAGTCATGAAGGCGCAGGCCGATCTGATCAAGGATGCAACGCGTGAAAACTAAGCAACAAATCATTGACGACGGGCACGAGGCTGCCCGTCTCATGCGGGATACTGATTTTATTCGTTTCATGGATGAAATCGAGCAGGATTGCTGGGAGGAGTTCAAAGCAACGAGCGCCAGCGATAAGGAGGCCCGAGAGGGCATTTACATGAAACTGCGCGGCGTTCAGGCAGTGCGCCAGAAGCTGCGCGCAATGGAAGATAATGCGACTATTGAAAAAAAGGGAAAATAGCGCATAATATGGAGATTAAGGATGTCAGAAGCCAATAACCCGTTAGGGACTGATCTGCAAACCGCCCAAAATGCAATCAGAGCCATGCTCACGCCTCAAGAGGATACCGTGACGGAGCCTGATGCGCTTGAGGCTGAAGCCGTAGAGGTGGAAGCCGAAATGCCGGAGGAAGCTGAAGAATACTCGGAAGAGTACGCTACAGAAGACGAAGGCGATTTCGAAGCTGAAGACGATGCCGGCGAGCAGGACGACGCATCCTTCGACTTACTATCGGCCACGGTCGAAGTAGATGGCGAAGAGATTACCGTCGAAGAGCTTAAACGCGGAAATCTAAGGCAGCGAGATTACACACGCAAAACTCAGGAACTTGCCGAGGCTCGTAAGCAGCTCGAGGCAAACTACGAAGAGATACAGCGTGAACGTGCTCAATATGCTCAGATGTTGCCTGCATTGCAGGAGCGTTTGCAGCAGCCGGTCGAACAGGAGCCAGACTGGGACACTCTGTACGATACAGACCCTACGATGGCAGCGAAGGCAGAGCGCCAGTGGCGAAAGCAGCAGGAAGAGCGTGCAGCTCAACTGCAAGCCGTCGAAGCTGAGCGTCAGCGCATGATGGGGTTAGAGCAGCAGCGTCTGGAACAGATGCAGGCTCGATACTTCGAAGAGCAGCGCCAAATTCTGCCTGAACTCATTCCTGAATGGCGTGACAGTTCCGTCGCGTCTAAAGAGGCAAAAGACATCCGCGGCTTCCTCTTGAAAGAGGGATTTAGCGAACAAGATGTCAACGGCCTAACGAATGCTACGCTTGTGAAGTTAGCGAGGAAAGCGATGTTATACGATCAAGGTCAGACACGCGCAACTGAGGCGAAGAAAAAGCCGAAGACGCAGAAGACTAAGACACTCAAAGCTGGATCTCGTAGCACACAGCCTAGACCGAAGAGCGAACAAAAACAGGCGCTTCAACGCGTTCGTCAAACTGGCCGTGTGCAGGACGCCGCGGCTGCAATTAAAACTCTACTCTAGGAGGCCATTATGGCAATCGTAACTAACACCTTCACGTCTTTTGACGCTGCTGGTATCCGCGAGAGCTTGGCAGATGTAATCGCCAATATCTCACCTGAAGAGGTTCCACTACAATCTAACGTCGGCTCAGAAAATGTGTCTAACACATACTTTGAGTGGCAGACTGACAGCTTGGCTGCGACCTCAACAACAGCTCGCATCGATGGTGACGATGTGTCTTCATTCGACAGCACATCAGCAACAACTCGCGTTGGTAACTACACGCACATTCTACGCCGCACATTGATTGTCGCAGACAACATGGGCGCGCAGGATCTTGCGGGTCGTAACGACGAACTTGCATACCAGCTTGCTAAGCGTGGTAAAGAGCTTCGCCGCGACATCGAGGCGACTTTGACCGACAATAACGCACAAGTGGCTGGCAACTCGTCAACAGCTCGTGAGACAGGCGGCTTAGGCGCTTGGGTTGCGACAAACGAGAACGTCGGCGTAGGCGGCGGCTTGACAACTGGCGACGGTACAACTGCTCGTACAGACGGCACACAGCGCGACTTTACTGAAGCGATGTTGAAAGATGCAATGCAGCAAGCATTTACATCTGGCGGTCAGCCAAGCATCTTGATGGTAGGCCCACACAACAAGACAGTTGTGTCAGGCTTTGCGGGTATCGCGGCACAGCGTTACCAAGCGCCATCAGACAGCCCAACCACCATTATCGGTGCGGCTGACGTATACTTGTCCGACTTCGGGACTTTGTCAGTCACGGCTAACAGATTTAGCCGCGAGCGTGACGCTTGGTTGCTAGATCCAGAGTACGCATCTGTATGCTACCTACGTCCAATCCAGCAAGTTGAGCTTGCGAAGACTGGTGACGCTGAGAAGCGCATGGTCTTGGCAGAGTTCGGCTTGAAAGTGACAAACGAAGCTGCGCACGCAGTTGTCGCGGACTTGAACGTATCATAAGTCTAAGCGGGGCGGCTTCGGTCGCCCCCAGCTTTTTGGAGGGACTGATGAAGCGACTTTTTAGCCAAGATCCAGTGACAGGCATCACGAAGTATTGGCATGTGACAGACAAGGGAGAATACGTTGTCGAGACGCAGCAGGACGTCTCCGCGATCGCAGAAGCGAACAAGCGTCAGTACAACGACACGCCGGATCGATACCGAGATGTCAACAAGGTGGCATCCATACCGCTTTCCGTGTATTATGAGCTCAAACGTAAGGGCATCGCCGACGACCCGAAGGCGCTGCGCAAGTGGTTGAATGACCGCGACAACCAAGTATTTAGGACAAGGGCGGGCACGCTGTGAGCATTACAACTTATTCCGAGCTGAAAACCGCGGTCGCAAATTGGCTAAACCGTGATGACTTGACCAGCGTAATTACCGATTTCATCGCGCTAACCGAAGCCGACATGGATCGTAAAATACGCCACTGGCGTATGGAGCAGCGCAGCACAGCTGAGTTCGATAGCAGATACACAACGCTGCCAACTGATTTTATGGAGGCAGTGCGATTTCACCTAGATGTGGATGAGCGCCCCGTTGATCTAGTGACGCCGACATTTATGCAGAATAAGCGAAAGGGGAACTCAGACACGACTGGGCGCCCAGAATACTATGCGATTATTGCAGGTCAAATGGAAGTGTGGCCCACTCCAGACGCGGCATACACCGGTGAGCTTTACTACTACGCGAGAACAGACAAGCTGTCTGACGCAAATACAAGCAACTGGATCTTGGAATACTTCCCAGACGCGTATCTTTACGGAACTCTTGTGCATTCGGCTCCTTACCTAATCGATGACGCTCGTGCGCAGGTATGGGCGTCGTTGTACCAAAACGCAATCGATGGTATAAACAGCAATAACGACAAGGCTAAATTCGGCGGCCAAGGTTTGCGCATGCAAGTAAACACATTTTAGGATGATACTATGTCACTAACGAACACATACGAAACACACGCGCTGCAATACTTGCTGACCACGGCTACACTAACACGCCCGACAGCTTGGTATATTGGCCTCTACACCGCAGACCCAACAGACACAGGCTCTGGCGCAACAGAAATCAGCGGCAATGGATATGCTCGAAAGGCTGCGACATTTACCGTGACAGGCAACGAGGCTACAAACTCAGGCTCAATCGACTTTGATGCGGCGACAGGTTCTTGGGGAACTATTAGCCATATCGGTATTTTTGATGCTCTAACATCTGGTA